CAAGAGGAATAGATGGAAATATTAAAAGAATTTCAGCAATATTTAACAGAATTTGATTCACCACAAATATATTGTGATATGGATGGAGTATTGGCTGATTTTGAGAATGGTGTAAAAGATATGATTGGAGGAAAATTCTCTGATGCGAGATGGGATGAATTGCCAGATGATTTTTTCTTACAGTTAGAACCAATGAAGGATGCAAAACAATTGTGGGGGTTTATTGGGAAATATGATCCATTTATCTTGACTGCCACTCCAAGATCAGAAAGAGGGCCAATTTCAGCACGTGCACCTGATGATAAAATACGATGGATGAAGCGTTGGTTTGGAGTTAGTGCGGATAAAATGTATCCTGTACAGAGAGTAAATAAAGCAAATTTTGCAATGGATGGTAGAGATAGTAGACCTAATTTACTTATTGATGATCATATAAAAAACATACAAGCATTTAGAAAAGCACGTGGAATTGGAGTCCATCATACAAGTGCCAGTAATACAATTAAACAGTTAAAAGAAATAGGTTACAAATGAGGTATGAATGAACGAATTATTTAATATGTCTGAACTTATAATGATGGGATTGGTACTATTTTCATCATTTTTTATATTCCTGTTCAATTACAGGACAGACAATAAAGAAAAATATACAAACAAATGGTTGATATTATTAGATCTTTTTATCAATATGGGAATGTCTATAACAGGTTATATGCTTATAACGGTTGTATTTACGAATGTTCCACAATTAAAAGAATATGAAAGTTACCGTTATCCTATCGGTTATCTTTTTGGACTCACTTCTAATGTGAGTATACCAATTGTTCTCAAATGGTTTCAACAACAAATCACCAAAAAGTTAAACGAAGCAGGAAAGAAGTGAGGTAATTATGGCTGAAAAAGAAAAGATTGTCGCAAATGGCAAAGACCAAAAAATACTACAACATGATATTGAAGAAATAGATAAAAAAGTTGATGAAGTTCAGCAAATGGAACTTGCTGCTAAAGACCAAATAGTTGCAAGTAAATCATTTATCTATGTTATTATTGCACTTCTTATATACTTAACCTTTTTGGTTATTCCAGATATAGAAGAAAAAGTTACATGGATGGAAAAAGATTTAAATTCTGTACTGGTTCAATCAGAAAGATTTAAAAAATCAACTAGAGTGTTTGCGAAAGATAATCAATGTGCAGAATGCCATTTAAGTCCAGATTATCTTCTCCACAATCTCTTAATGAAATATCCTAGTTTTTCTGACATTAAAGCATTCATGGCAGTTGGACATCAGAGATTCTATACGTTGTCCACTCCGATACCAGATGAAGAATTACTAGAGGTTTATCGGGCATTGCAATGATTATGATGGGTAAAGTTGTCGTATCTATAATTTGGGCATTTTGGATGATGTCAATGTCTTCTGCTGAAGGAAATCCTTCTGACACAGATGTTGTCGTATCAGAACCAATAACACTAAGTGAAGAATATAATCCAACATATAGTTCAACATTTGATCGGGTGAATAAAAGAGGATATGTCATATGTGGAACTAATGATGAATTTCCCGGCTTCTCTCAAAACTCATGGAATAGTGAAGATGGTAGTAGATGGGAGGGATTCGATGTTGATATTTGTCGTGCAGTTGCGACCGCAATGTTTGGTGATGCAGATGCAGTAGAATTCACTATAGTCAATGGAAAGACCCGATTTGAATTTTTAATAGATGGTTCTATAGATGTTCTTTCTGCTGCAACCACATTTACTTATACAAGGAATGTTGCAAAGAAATTGGAATTCCTACCCACAACCTACTACGATGGTCAGGGATTCATTGTAAGAAAAACTCTTGGAGTATCATCTGCAAAACAGATGGAAGGTGCAAGGATATGTTTTAGTGGAAGTGGAACAGCTGCAAAGAACATTGCAGACTTTATGGAATTACATGGTATAAAGTATATTCCTGTCGCAGTAAAACCTACAGAAAAAACAAAGAATGTATATAAAAGAGGTGACTGTGATATGTACGGTACTGATAGGTCTGGTCTTGCATCAAACCGATTGAGTTTTGCTGATCCTGACCGCCACATGATACTTCCAGAGATTATCTCAAAAGAACCATTGGGGCCTGTTGTACGATATGGAGATCAAAAATGGACAGATATTATTCGATGGACAATATATGTTTTGTTCATTGCAGAAGAAATGGGTATAAATTCAAAGAACATAGACAATTTTAAGAATCATATAGACCCATATATTCAACGATTTATGGGTGAGAAAAATGGAATTGACCATCCACATCTTGGAGCTAAACTTGGACTGAGTGCAACTTGGTCTTACGATATAATAAAACAAGTAGGAAATTATAAAGAAATATATGAACGGAATGTAGGTGAAAATACTCCACTTGGATTACAGCGTGGATTAAACCGATTATACAATCATGGAGGACTACTGTACGCACCACCATTGAAGTAGGAGGTGTAGTGTGGATAAAATTAATTACTTTTCAAAAGTACCAGAAGATAGAACAGCTGTAGATAATATTCTGCGAGTCAATCACGGCAATCAAATGAGATTGAACTTGATGGCAGATGCAAAAGCAAATATCATGATTACAGTTGCATCTGTTGTGTTTTCTATTGCGATTGCAAACCTTGATAATGAATTGGTGAAATGGCCACTTCTAACATTTGCATTTGGTTGTTTTTTTGCACTACTCTTTGCAATATTTGCAATTATACCAAAAACAGATTATCCAAAAGATGTAACAGGAGATATAGATAGAAAATCTCCACTATTCAATCCTTTGTTTTTCGGACATTTTGCACATCTTCCAATAGAAGAATATAAAGAAGATTATGCAGAAACTTTAATGACTGATGATTCTGTATATGATGCCATGGCCGGTGACATATATGGACAAGGTAAAGTTCTTGCACTTAGAAAATATAAATTCCTCAAGTGGTCATACATGAGTTTTCTTTTAGGGATGATAAGTGCAGTTATAGTATTTGTTTTACAAGGCCCTTTCGGAGATGTTGTTTTAGATGGTGCATCAAATATACTTGATGTAATCATAGGTGAATTGAATTTTACTTTGGATGGAATGAAATATTTGTTGTGTCAATCTTCTTCAGTATGTAGAAGTGGAGGAATATAATGAAAGGAAATTTATGCAAGAACACAAAACCTACTTAGGCAATCCTTTACTCAAATCCGCATATGTTCCTCAAGATTTCTCTGAGGAACAAGTTGGAGAGTATGTTAGATGTCAACAAGACCCCCTTCATTTTATATCTGAACATATAAAAATTGTTTCAGTTGATGAAGGATTGATTGAGTTTGGTGTTCGTGATTATCAAAAAGACATGATTGATAGATTTCATAATGAACGATTTGTGATCTGTAAAATGGCTCGCCAATCTGGTAAGTCAACTACAATCCTTGCATACCTTCTTCACTACATTCTTTTCAATGAAAATGTTTCGGTTGCAGTCCTTGCGAACAAAAAGGCAACTGCAATGGAACTTCTTGGAAGATTGCAACTTGCATACGAACATATGCCAAAGTGGTTGCAACAAGGAATTCTAATATGGAACAAAGGAAATATTGAACTGGAAAATGGCTCAAAAATTCTTGCTAGTTCTACTTCTGGTTCTGCAATTCGAGGTGGAACTTTCAATATTATTTTCTTAGATGAATTTGCATTTGTTCCTCAGAATATTTCTGAAGAGTTTTTTAGTTCAGTATATCCTACTATTTCATCTGGTAAAACCACAAAAGTATTCATTGTCTCTACTCCAAACGGCATGAATTTGTTTTACAAATTGTGGACGGATGCAGAAGAAAAACAGAATGATTATTCTCCCATTTCAGTTCATTGGTCACAGGTTCCAGACAGGGATGAAGAATGGAAAGAAAAAACGATACGGAATACCTCAGAACGACAGTTTCAACAGGAATTTGAATGTTCTTTCTTAGGTAGTTCTAATACTCTCATTTCTACCGAAAAACTCATGGCGATGCCGTTTAAACAACCAATTTATCAACATGAAGGATTAGATATCTATCAAGAGCCGGTATTGAATCACACATACGTTATGGTGTGTGATGTTGCAAGGGGAGTTGGACTTGATTATTCTGCATTTTCTGTTTTCGATGTTACAAAACAGCCCTATCGACAAGTTGGAAAATATCGGAAAAATGATATATCACCGATGTTGTATCCAAACATAATTTACACAACTGCACAGAAATACAACGAAGCATTTGTTCTGGTAGAAGTAAACGACATAGGACAACAAGTAGCTGACATTCTTTATCATGATATGGAATATGAAAACATGATGATGGTTACAATGCATGGTAGGAATGGACAACAAATTGGGGGAGGATTTTCCAAAAACGTATCAATGGGAATTCGCACAACGAAACAAGTCAAACGAATTGGATGTGCGACACTCAAGGATTTGATAGAAAGAGATAATTTAATTGTAGAAGATTTTGATACGATTAGTGAATTAACAACATTTATTGGAAAGAGTACATCATGGGAAGCAGATGATGGGGCGCATGATGATTTGGTGATGTCTATGGTTCTGTTTTCTTGGTTAGTACAACAACGGTACTTCAGAGAACTTACAGACCAAGATATTCGTGAAAAAATGTTTGCGGAACAAATGAAGATGATTGAAGAGGAGTTGGTTCCTTTTGGATATATTGAAGATGGCAATGATCCAGATGAATTCCAAATTCCAGGCGATGATAATGTTTGGAAACCGGCTAGTGATAAAAATCAGTATGAATATTTTTAGAGATATTCTTTTTTCTTCTTAGATTCGGATTCAAAACCAAAGTCATCTTCTTCTTTGGTTATTTCAGTATTCAACAACAAAAGTAACGCA